GGAGACCTTGGACGCTGAAGGCCTGATGGAACGTCGTGAAGCCTACGGGCCTGCGATTCCGGCCGAGGTGGCACTGCTGACCTGCGGTATCGATGTGCAGGACGACCGGCTGGAGTTGGAAGTGGTGGGCTGGGGCCGGGACGAAGAGTCCTGGTCGGTGGACTACAAGGTGCTCTGGGGTGACCCGTCCGCGCCNGACACCTGGTCGCAACTGGATGCCTACCTCGGTAACCGTTTCGAGCACGAGACCCTGGCCAACGGTCTGACCATCGAAGCTGCTTGCCTCGANACCGGNGGNCACCACACCCTGGCGGCCTATGCCTTCTGCAANGGCCGGGAGNGNAAACGCATCTGGGCGATCAAGGGCGGCTCGGGCAAACGGCCGATCTGGCCCAAGCGTCCGAGCAAGGCCAACAAGGGCAAGGTCAATCTGTTCACGGTGGGTGTCGATGCCGCCAAGGAGGCGATCTACGCGCGCTTGAAGAAGACCGAGCCTGGCCCTGGGGCGATGCATTTCCCGTTGGATCGGGATGCGCAGTATTTCGAGCAGCTCACCGCCGAGCGCATTCGCACCCGCTATGTGAAGGGTTTTCCGCAGCGCTTCTGGTGGAAACCGGATGGCCGGCGCAACGAAGCGCTCGATTGTCGGGTGTACGCCTATTCGGCATTGCACGGCCTGCTGTCGATGGGGCTGAACCTGAACAAGCGGGTCGAGGCGCTGCCGCCGGTGCCCGTCAATCGCAAGTCTGCCNGCAACGCCACGCCCGTGACTGTGCCAATGACCGCCAGCCCGCGCCGTCGNCGTATGGCCATTTCTTCCAACTACCTCTGATACCGCCAGCCTCCCGCTGGCCGGGAGTGCTGTCCATGACCCTCGAACAATTGAAGGCCCAGCGCGAAGCCCTGCAGGCCGCGCGCTTCAATGGTGTGCTCACCGTGAAGGCCGGCGACAAGTGGGTGACCTACAAGTCGGACGCCGAACTGCAGTCGGCCCTGAGCGACTTGGATCGTGAGATCGCCAAGACGGAAGGCCGCCCGCGTGCCCGTCGCATCCGTACCTATGCCGGGAAGGGGTTGTGATGGGGATGCTCAAGAACCTGCGCCGCAAGGTCGGTGCCATGGTGGGTGGCTTCGAAGGTGGCCTATCCGCCCGGCGCCTCAAGACCTTCGCTGCCAGCCGCGCCCACGTCAATACCCTGATCCAGGCGGCTGGTGCCGACATGACCGCGCGTGCGCGGTACCTGATTCGCAACAACGGCTACGCGGCCAACGCAGTCGAGTCCTGGGCCGGCAATGCGGTCGGCACCGGCATCAAGCCCTCATCAGGTATCAGTGATGCAGTGCTCAAAGATCGGGTGCAGCGCCTGTGGCTGCGCTGGACCGACGAGTCCGATGCCGAAGGGCTGACCGATTTCTATGGCCAGCAACGCCGGGCCGCCCGAGAGCTCTTTATCGCCGGCGAGGTGTTCTTCCGGATTCGGCCGCGCCGCACGGAGGATGGTTTGAGCGTGCCGCTGCAGTTGCAGATGCTCCCCGCCGAGATGCTGCCCTTGAATCACAACCAGCAACTGGAGAACGGTCACCGTATCCGTCAGGGCATCGAGTTCGACCGCATCAGTAGGCGTGTCGCTTACCACTTCCTGCGTCGCCACCCGGGTGACATCACCGATCCAGGGTTGGCCGGGGAAACCGTGCGGGTGCCGGCCGAGTCCGTGCTGCACATCGTCGATCCGGTCGACGCCGGGCAGTTGCGCGGTGTCTCGCGCTTCTCGCCGGCACTGGTGAAGCTGTTCTTGCTCGACCAGTACGACGACGCCGAACTGGACCGCAAGAAGGTGGCGGCGATGTTCGTCGGCTTCGTTCGCCGGCCTGAGCGCGACTTCGACAACAGCAACGAGACCGATGACCGAGGGGAGCCGCTGCTGCCGCTTGAACCTGGCCAGTTGCAGATCCTGGATGACGGCGAGGACATCACCTTCTCGACGCCAGCCGATGTCGGCGGCAACTACGAGAGCTTCCAGTACCGCACGCTCTTGCAGGTGGCGGCTGCGCTCGGGCTGCCCTACGCCAACCTCTCGGCCGATATGTTGAAGGCCAACTACTCGAACACCCGGGCAGCGCTCCTGGAGTTCCGCCGGCGCATCGAAGCCTTCCAGCATTCGGTGCTGGTGTTTCAGCTGTGCCGAGCGGTGTGGGAACGCTGGATGGACACGGCGGTGCTGTCTGGCCAGCTCGACTTGCCTGATTACGAGCGCAAGCGTGCCGACTACCTGGACTGCAGCTGGCTGCCTCCACGCTGGGACTGGGTCGATCCGCTCAAAGACATTCGTGCCGAGATCAACGCCATCGAGGCGGGGCTCAAGTCGCGTACCCAAGCCATTGCCGAACGTGGCTTTGATGCCGCGATGGTCGATGCCGAGATTGCCGGTGACCACCGGCGCGAGGACAGCCTGGGGCTGCGCTTTGGGCGTGAGCCCGTGCCTCCACCCTCGAACTGAGGAATCCCTATGACTGATTTGCCATACCTGGCGTCCCGCCTTTACGGGACGCCGCTCTTGATTGCGCGCCCGAAACTCGAAGTGATCCTTGGGGTGGTGGCCAGAAAGATGGTCGGCGACACGCTCGCCACGCCACCGCCGGCCAACGTCGATGCCGGCATGACCGGTGGCCTCCAAATCCTGGAGGGCATCGCCGTCCTGCCGGTCCTCGGCACGCTGGTGCGACGCTCTTCCTATATTGGTGCGGCCAGTGGCCTGACCAGCTACCACGACATCGAGGCGATGGCCGAACAGGCCTTTGCCGATCCCCAGGTGCGCGCCGTGTTTCTGGAGATCGATTCCAGCGGCGGCGAAGCGGGCGGCGTGTTCGATCTGGCACAGCGTCTGCGCCAGTTGGCTCAGACCTCTGGCAAACCCCTGTGGGCGATTGCCGATGAAGCCGCACTCTCTGCCGCCTACGCGATTGCCTGTGCCGCTGACCGGTTGTGGCTCACGCGTACCGCCGAGGTGGGCTCCATCGGCGTGGTCGCGGTGCACGTCGATGAGTCGGTGGCGGATGCCAAAGCCGGGATGTCCTACACCTTTTTGCACGCCGGTGCCCACAAGGTCGATGGCCATCCGCACGCACCACTCCCTGCGCCAGTCGCCGCCGACATCCAGGCCGACATCGAGCAGCTCCATGAGCAGTTCATCAGCCTGGTTGCGGGGTTCCGCCGCCTGACGGTAGACGCCATCCGCGACACCGAGGCTCGCGTTTATCGCGGCGAGGCGGCGCTGCAGGCTGGGCTGGTCGATCAGATCGGCACCCGTTCCGAGGTGCTGGCCGCTCTGCAACGACAGCTCGCCATGAGTGCCAGCAGCAGCCTGAGCAACAAGGCCGCCGCACTGTCGGCCACCCGCACCACCTCCCGATCCCAACTCTTCCCGAAGGAGATCTCCATGAATGATCACAACCCTGTCACGCCGGTGGACGACACCCAAGAGAACACAGCCCCGGCCCCGTCGCAGTCACCGCAGACCCCGCCGCCGCTCGATGAAGCGGCCATCACGGCCCAAGTCGAGCAGCGTCTACGACGCCAACTCGCCGAGCTCACCGAAATCGCTGCCCAGGCCAAGCGACTGGGCGTGACGGTCGATCCGGCCCAGGCCCTGGCCCGTGGCGTCACCCCGGATGCGCTGCGTCAGTCGGTGCTGAAGCAGGCCGCTGAGCGTGATGTCGCACAAGACATCGTCGCTGAGGCACCGCAGCAACCCCAAACCAAACCCCAATGCGTCGCTGACAGCCCCTTGGTCAAAGCGGCCCAAGCCTATGGAGTTCGTAAATGAGCACACCTTTGATTTCTCCGAATACGCTCGGTGATCTGATCAAACGCGAGTCCGATCCCGACTACACCCGCGAGACCGTGACCCTGAAGGCCGGCACAGCTTACCCCCTGGGGGCCGTGCTGGGCCGCGTCACCGCGACCGGCATTTACGCCCTGTCGTCAGCCGCTTCGACGACAGGCCAGGAAGGTGCTGAGATCGCCTGCGCCGTGCTGCTGCACCCGGTCGCCGCCAGTGACACCGACACCCAGGCAGTGGTTTTGGCCCGTGGCCAGGTCATCGTCGCTGACCGCGCCTTGGCCTTTGACGCCTCGGTCACTGACCCTTCCGCCCAATCCCTCAAACACCAGCAACTGGCAGCCCACGGCATCGTCGTGCGCGCCGCTGCCTGAACCATATTCGCAGGAGTTTCTCCATGACCGTGATCGTCAATCCTTTCGATGCGGGCGGCTTCACGCTGGCCGAGATGTCGGCCGCCATCCAGATGCTGCCCAATCCCTATGGCCGGGTTGGCCAGCTGGGCCTGTTTGCCCCCGAGCCGATTTCCCAGCGCAACGTCACCATCGAGTCCATCGAGGGCGAACTGCGTCTGCTGCCCGCCGTGGCGCCCGGTGCTCCGGCGACCGTTGGCACCACCGACAAGCGTTCGGTGCGCTCGTTTGCCGTGCCGCACATCCCGCACAACGATGTGGTGCTGCCCGAAGAGATCCAGGGCATCCGGGGTCTGGGCCTGGCCGCTGGCGAAGACCCGCTGGTGACCGTGATGACCCGCAAACTTGCCCGGATGCGCGCCAAGCACGCGCAGACGCTGGAGTACATGCGCGTCAATGCACTGTTGGGTATCACCAAGGACGGTGCTGGAAACACGCTGTACGACTGGCACGACGAGTTCGACATTCAGAAGCCCGAGGTGGATTTTGTGTTCGGTGGCACCGAGGATATGGTCATCCATTGCACCCAGGTGGCCCGCCACATTGAGGAGAACTTGAAGGGCGAGATGATGACCACGATTCACGCGCTGGTCAGCCCCGAGTTCTTCGATGCCCTGGTCAAGCACAAGACTGTCAAGGAGGCCTACACCTTCTATCAGGGCACGGCCGGCACCAACCCGCTGCGCGACGATGTGCGCCGGGGCTTCCGCTTTGGCTCCATCCTGTTCGAGGAGTATTTCGGCACGGTCACGCTGGCTAACGGTACGTCTGTGCGCCTGATCCCGCCGCGCGAAGGTGTGGCCTTCCCGCTGGGCACGCTCGATACCTTCCGCACTTACTTTGCCCCGGCGAATCTGATGGAAGCGGTCGGTACCTATGGGCAGGAGCTCTATGCCCATCAGCTGGCCCGTCCGAACGGCACCGGCGTGGATATCTACACCCAGTCCAACCCGCTGCCCATCGTGAAGCGCCCGGCGCTGACCGTGCGGCTCTTCTCCAGCAATGGTTGGTGATCGTGATGAGAGGTGGCCATGACCGTCTTTGGTGACCTGACCCGGGCGATGTCATCCATCGTGCTCACCACCTTCGGTGAGCCGGTGGTGTTTCACCTTGAGGGGCAAGCCGAAGCGCTACCGGGCCGGGGCGTGTTCACCGCTGCGCACCAGGAGGTGGATGCCAGCACGGGTGTACCGGTGTCCATGGTGCAGCCGGTGTTGGAGGTGCGGCAGGCCGATCTGCCCGCCACCCCGACCGAGGGCGATGCGGTGACCGTTCAAGGTGTGCTTTACCTGATCGTCGAGGTGCGCCCCGATGGGCACGGCTTTTTGAAACTAATGCTGCACAAAGGGGGCGGCCATGAAGCATCCACGCACCCTGATCCGTGACGCGGTCAAGGAGCGACTGGTGGCGCAGTTGCCGGCGATTGATCCGCGCATCAGCGCCAACCGGATCAGCATCCACCGCAGCACCCCGCTGTTTGCTGCCAAGCTGCCCGCCATCCTGATCTACACCCGCGACGAGCGCATCGAGGATCAGCCCAATGCCGATCCGGGGCTGCGTTATCGGAAGCTGGAGTTGTCGGTCGAGATCATCGCCAGCGGAGACGCCGCAGCCGAGGAAGCCGATGTGTTGGCGCAGGCCGTCGAAGCCATCCTCGATCTTGACGAGACGCTTGGGCTGCTGGTCGAAGGCGCCCGCCTGACCCGTACTGAAGTCGATCAGGGTGGAGAGGGCGACACGCCGGTGCTGGCGACGCGTCTGTCGTTTGAGGTCAGTTACTGGACCAAGCCAGTGATCGATGATGGGGTGCTGCCCCTTCAGGTGCTGGTGAGCTGGGCGCCGGAGATCGGCGTGAGTCACGAGCACAGCTATCAGCCGGTCGGCACCCACTACCGGGAGTCAAGCGCATGAGCGAGCGCAACCTGCACCAGGACATGACCGAGGCCGAGCGGCGCATCAGCAATGTGGCCCTGATGGGTCAGGTGGTGGCCCTCGACACCGCGCGTGCCCGTGTGCGGGTACAGGCCGGCCCCATCACCACCGGCTGGTTGCCCTTTGCGACGCTGCGCGCCGGACCGGATCGGACCTGGCATCCGCCCGAGCCGGGGGAGCAGGTGCTGCTGGTTGCCCCGGGTGGCGATCTCAATCAGGGCGTGGTGGTGGGCTCGCTCTACCGGGCAGCCCATCCCGCTCCGGCCGACTCCGCCGATGTATCGCGCACCCTTTTCAAGGACGGCGCCGTGATGGAGTACGACCGTGCCCAGCACCACTGGCGCTTGGCAGTACCAGCGGGCGGCAAGATCGTGCTGGAGATTGGTGCTACCAAACTGGAACTCAGCGATCAGGGGGCAAGGCTCACCGCTCCCCGGATTGATCTGAACTGAAGGAGGTTGCCATGCCAGCGATCACGCGCTTGGGCGACCAATGCACCGGTCACGGCTGCTTTCCGGCACGCCCCAGTACCTCGGCGGCGGCCTCGGTGTTCATCAATGGCATTGCGGTGCACCGGGTGGGGGATGCTTGGGCGACCCACTGCTGTGGACCAGCCTGTCACGCCAGCGTGCTGGCGGAAGGCAGTTCCAGTGTATTTGCCGAGGGACAGGCCGTCTGGCGCATCGGTGATCCGGTGGCCTGCGGCTCGAGCGTGGCCCAAGGGTCACCGAATGTCTATGCAGGGTGATCAGCGATGCTTGGAATCAACGCCCAAACCGGCCAGCCCCTGGCTGGCATCGACCACCTACGCCAGAGCATCCGCGACATCCTGACCACCCGCATCGGCACTCGGGTCATGCGCCGTGACTATGGCTCGCGCCTGCCCGCCCTGGTCGATAACCCCATGACCCCGAGGCTTGCCATGGACCTGTATTCCGCGACCGCCGAAGCGCTTGCCCGTTGGGAGCCACGCTTCAAACTCACCCGTGTGCGCATTGCTTCGGCCACGGTCGGGCAAGTCGTGCTTGATCTGGAAGGCATCTACCTGCCTGACGGCAAAGCAGCCGTACTCACCGGCCTGGAGGTGTGAATGACGACACTCAACGATCTGGCGAGCCTGCCCACGCCGGCCGTCATCGAGCCCTTGTCTTTCGACACGATCTTCTCGGAACTGCAAACCGAGTTTCAATCGCGCTACCCCGACTATTCGGCGCTCCTGGCCTCGGACCCGGCGGTGAAGTTGCTGGAGGTGGCAGCCTACCGCGAGGTGCTGCTGAGAAACCGTATCAATGCGTCTGCCAAAGCCTCCCTTCTGGCCTTTGCCACCGGCAGCGATCTCGATCACCTGGCGGCCTTTTATGGGGTGACACGCCTGATG